GCCGACCGAGGAGGAGCTGTCCAACCAGGAGCAGGCCCAGGCCCAGGCGATGCAGCAGCAACAAGAGCAGGCCATGCAACAGCAGTCCGCGATGCAGCAGCAGGACGCCGCCATCGCAGCCGAGGCCGACCAGCGCAAGCAGTTCAACGGGATCATCGGGGACGTCATCAAGTCGCAGCTCACGAGCAACGCGGCTGGTGCGCCACCGATCACGCGGCAGGGTGTCACGATGCAGCGAAAGGCTGCCGAGGCGGCCACTGCTTGACCATCAACTGAAAAGACGCACAATCCGCGCGTATGTCACTGAGCCGGTCGCAGCTGGAGGATCTCGCGAGATTCGCGAGAATGCCCGAAGGCAATGTCTGGCTCGGGCTCTTGAAGCAGCGCCTCGCCGAGTACGACGCCATCACCCGCAACGCATCGCGTGAAGAGGTTGGCAAGTGCCAAGGCAAGGCTCTTGCGATACAGGAGCTGATCACTGACCTCGAGTCTGCGGGCAAACGCTCGCAGCACCAAGCGTCCGGATCGATTGCCCACCGAGGCATCGAACCCCGGACGTTGTAGACCTTCGGGAACCGACTTCATCCCGTTTGCAAATTTCAACGAACCCCGCTCTTCTCGAGCTGGATCGTGGAGTGAACAATGCAAACGACTGACAACAGTCTCGACTCAAACGCGGGCCTGCCTCGGGCAGTGCGAGCACAAATCAACCGTGTTCGCGAACTCGAATCGCAGCCCAAAGATCCGCCTGCAGAGATGACCCCGTCGAGCGAACCCGCTCCGATCGTCAATCAGGAAGTCCTTCCACCTCAGAGCGACTCAGCGCCTCCACTGGAAGCGCCCAAGCCCGCTGATCCTCGCCACTCCGACCCGGCCTACTGGCAGCAACGCTTCAGCGTTACCCAGGGAATGCTGGAAAAGGAGCGCCGCGAGAGAATCCAGGATCAGGCCGAGTTCGACGAGAAGCTGAACGAATTGAGAGCGCAGCTGCGCGAAAGCCAACAGCCAGCGCAACCAGTCGTCGCCCAGCAAGCAGCGATCAATCTGGAGCAGTTCTTCACGCCAGAGCAGATCGACCGGTATGGTCAAGATGAGCTTGAAACGATGGCGCAAGTCGCCATCCGCGCAGGTCGAGAGACAGCGCAGCAGGCGATCAACGAGGCCATGCAGCCGATCCGCGAGCGCGAGGAGCGAGAACAGCAGACTCGAGAGAGTCAGGCACAGGCCGGATTCCAGGATGCCCTGGCGGAGGCGGTGCCAGACTACGAGGCGATCGATGCGATGCAGTCATGGCGCGACTGGCTTGCCGGCGTAGATGATCGGACTGGCCTCGTACGGCAGGAGATCCTCACGGCCAACGTGCGGCGCAGAAATGCAGCCGGTGTGGCAGCAGTCTTCAATGCCTTCAAGGCAGAGCAGGCTCCAGCCGCCGAGCCCCCGATCGCCCCACAAGGCGGCGGCGGCCCTGCAGATCAGACGCCCCCATCCAATTCGGCACGGAAGGCCTCATACAGCCCGGCAGAGATCCGCGACTACTACAAGCGCGCCTCGATCGGAAAAGTGTCGGACCAAGAGCGATTGAGCTTCGAGTCATGGTTGCAGTCAACGAGAGCCCGGCAACCCGGGTGACTACCACCATCTGACAGGAGAGAATCATGGGTGTTCCACGCGCAACAGGCGTACCAGACTACGGTCCAGCAGGTACGGTCAACTACTCCCCCGAGATCTACTCGGGCAAGCTGGTTGAGAAGTTCTACAAGACGACGGTCTTCGGCGAAATCGCCTCGACCGACTACGAGGGTGACATCGCTGGTATGGGCGCCAACGTCATCATCCGGACCATTCCGGATGTGACCGTCAGCGACTACACCATCGGCGCTGGCCTGACCCCGCAGTACCCTTCCCGCAACTCGGTCACCCTGTCGATCGACAAGGCCAAGAGCTTCAACGTCGCGCTGTCGACGGTGGACTCGCGCCAGTCGGACATCGACATGGCCGACGTGTTCGCCAACGAGGGCTCGATCAAGCTCCGCATTGCGGCCGACGCCGACATGCTGGAGACGATCCCTGGTGACGTCTCTGCGGACAACAGCGGCACCACCGCTGGCCTCGAGTCGAACAACCTCAACATGGGCTCGGCAGCGAACCCGCGCGAGGTGACCTCGACCGACGTCGTGCAGTTGTTCACCGACATGGGTCAGGTGCTCGATGAGCAGCAGGTCAGCGAAGAAGGCCGCTGGGCAGTCTGCCCTCCTTGGCTGCTGAACACGATCAAGAACAGCGATCTGAAGATTGCCTCCTTGAGCGGTGACGGCGTCTCGATCGCCCGCAACGGCCGCGTCGGTGAGATCGATCGTTTCACGATCTATCGCTCCAGCAACGTCCTGCGCCAGACCACGCCTGGGCCGGCTTCGTACGTCATGTTCGGTCACTCGGCCGGCCTGACCTTCGCGGCTCAGATCGTTGAGCTGCAGATGGTCGACAACCCTTCGGACTTCGGATACCTGATCCGCGGCCTGATGGTGTACGGGTTCGAGGTCATCGAGCCTTCGTACGTCGGCGTCGCTGTCGTCGCCAAGGGCTAATAGCCCACCCCGGGCCGGCCGTTCGCTGGCCCGGTAACCCTTCTAAGGAGTGATCACATGAAGACGAGCAACCCCTACGGTGCTTCCGACTCGGTCAAGGTCCCGCCAGAGACCATCCAGGCCGAAATGCGCCAAGCCAGCGGCAAGGCGACCGCGCGCTATCCGAGCCAGCCTCTGGGCATCAGCCAGAAGAACGGCGAATCCGGCAAGTGCAAGACCCGCGCTCTGACGCCGGGCACTTCGCCAACCGGTTCCTGATCAAGGAAGCCACTTGGTCGGGCCTTCGGGCCCGGCCTTTTCTTCACTCAGGAGATCCCTGATGAAAGCAATCCCAGGTAAGTCGTGCGGCCCCAAGGCGCCACCCTTTGCGAAATCGAAGGACGCCCAGACCAAGGCCAGCGCGATGACCAAGCCACCGCTGAAGAGCGGTGTGACGTCGAAGAAGATGGCCCTCAAAAAGCCAGCCAAGTAACCACCAAGCCAAACGGAGAACCCCATGGCCGCGAACGAACACGAAGCAGTTGACCGAGCACACGCCCCTCGCCAGGACCGGAAGATCCCGCTCCTGATCCGCGACGACGGCATGCTCATGCCGAACACCGCGCTACTGCGCTCCCGCCCTCGCTTCCGCCTGTATCACGGCGACCCGAAGGCCAGCCTGGAAGACCGCATGCGCTACCTGAAGGGCCTGCAGTCTCGGCGCAAGGTGGTGATGGAGCCGGTCGATGAGCCGTTCAACCTCGCCACGGCAGACAGCGACACCCTGATCCAGTTCGCGCTGGACCAGTATGGCGTCGTGCTGGATCCGTCGAAGCCGGCCAAGGTGCTGCGAGAGATGGTCTTCGCGCTCGCGCAGAAGGAAGAGCAAGGGCTGAGTGGGGATGACGGCGAGTCGTCGTCTCCTGAAGCCTCTGGTGGCCTCGGACTGGCCGCCGCAACGAAAGGCTGATGAATGGGCAAGCTCCTCTCGACCGACATCATGATCACCGTGCGAACGGACTTGGTCGATGAGGACGCTGTTACCTGGACGAACGCAGATCTCCTGGAGTACCTCAACGAGGGCATCAGGACGCTCTGCGCCGTCAAGACCGACGCCTACGTCGTCACCGAGTACATCCGGTTGACCGACGGCACCCGGCAGGCGCTGCCAGAGGAAGCGGTTGAGCTCTTCGCTCTCGATGAGAACGAGGTCAGCAAGCGCCGGGCGACGCAGGTCGATGAAGAGCTGCTCGACGAAACGAACCGGTTCTGGCCTGCTGGAACCGAATCGACGGACGTCATCCACTGGACGTTCGACCCTCGCGACCGCACCGAATTCAAGGTCTACCCACCGAACGACGGATACGGCAGCGTGCGCGCCACGTATGGCGCCTTGCCGGATGCCATCCCACTCGGATCGATCTCCGCAGCATGGCCGGTCGCTGACCAGTACCAGCCGGCGATCGTGCAGTACATGCTCGGCGCGGCCTATCGCCGCAACACCCAGCGGCAGGACCTGCAGAAGTCTCAGGGCTACACCCAGGCCTTCTACACAATGATCGGGCTCGGCGCCCAGGCCCAGGCCCGCGTCGCGCCAAAAGTGAACCAGTCACCAGGAGAGGCTTGAAATGACAGCAATCACCGACCTGTTGCAGGATGTCGCGCAGGTCGTGCGACGCTGTCCAGAGCCGACCCTGACGCAGTCCATCCTGCGCGCCGCTCGGATCTTCTGCACCGAGACCCGCTGGCTCCGCCGAGAAGCCACCTTCGACACCGTCGCAGAGCAGGACCGCTACGAGCTTCTGCTCGCCACCGGCGAGAACGACCTCGAGGTGATCGGGGCTCGGCTGATACGCATCAACGACCCGACAGCCCCCATGGGCCGCACGCAGATCGGGCCGAGCTCGCCTACCGTCTGGAACGTCAACGCGGCCTCTGGGCGCCCCTACACCTACGGGTACGTGCCAGAGGCCATGGTGGACCTGTTTCCGACGCCTGACGGGGTCTACACCGGCACGGTGGTTGCCCAGGTGACGCCGACGCGCACAGCCTCGACGCTGCCGGTCGACCTGCTGGCCAAGTGGGAGTACGCGCTGATCGATGGCGCAACCGAGTACCTGCTCAAGATCCCGGGTCAGGCATGGACGAACCCGGCCCTCGCCCGGCAGGAATACGGGATGAAGTTCCGAGCCGCGATCAACAACGCCAGGGCGGATGAGCAGCGCGACTACAACACGGGCACCGTCGTGGCCCGCATCCCGAAACGGTTCTGACGATGAAGCTCTCGACCAACTCATTCCGCGGCATGGCTCCGCGCG